GTCTTGCTTGCGCGCCCGCCGCGTCTCGATCAGCCACCACAGCGCACCAGCCACAAAGGCCAGGGCCAGCAGTCCACACAGTACATCCATCGCCGTCTCCATCAGTACGCCACCCGGGCCGTTTCCCATGCCACGCCCCCGGCCTTGATCTGGAAGCTGATCCAGCAGCCGTTCGCGCCCGTCGCCAGGTTCGTGCTGCCGCTCAGTTTCAGCAGCGAGCCGTGGGTGAACGTCACGGTGTAGGCCGTCGCGGTGACGTGGATGCTGAAGGTCTTCCCGGGCAGGTTCGTGGCCGCGAAGCTGGTGATGGCGACACTTCCGGTCGGCGTGAACGTGAACACCGACAGCTCGCCCAGCGTCAACACGCCAGCGCTGATGTTGGTGTTGCTCAGTGCCGTGGGCTCAACCTCCAGATTCACCGCTCCCCGGCCCATGTGCGGCACGGTGAGGGCCTTGTCCTTCGACTGCACGAAGCCCATGCCGTAGCGACCACTGCCGCTGGTCGTGTCGCTGCTGGTGCTGATGTCGCTGATCTTGTCGGTGCCAGATCCAGTCCAGGCGCCGGCCGGCTGGAAGTCGTTGCCAGACAGATCGACGCGAGGGTCAACGCCCTGCAGCTTGATGCCGATGACGTTGGCCGTGCCCGCGCTCAGGATGAAGTGGTTCTGGCTGACCACCTTCCCGGGGCCGCCGTTGGTGGCGTTGCTGCGGACATCGACGCACGTCGTGCTGGCGCCATTGAAGGCGTAAAAGACGTTGCCGGTGTACCGGCTGCCGTGCTTGCCAGCCGCCAGGCTGTCGATGAACGTGCAGTTGCCGCCGTTGAAGAAGAACAGCGAGTCGCGCACGCGGTTGTAGTTGCCCTCGTCCAACACCGCCGCGCCCTGGTCCTGGCCTTCGAAGTAGCAGCCGCGCACGGTGCCGCTCTCGCAGTCGCCCGTAAAGTGCACGCCCCGGTAGAAGAACGCCAGCTCGCAGGTGTCCACCATCGGCGCGTAGGTGTAGACGCCCGACGAGCCGGCGCCCAACTTGATGCAGGTGTGCCAGCCGGCCACGGTGGTCTTGCGCACCGTCTGCAGCCCGCCGCTGCGCGTGTCCTGCGCCGCGTGGATGCCATTGCCGGTGCGGCCAGAACCCAGGCCAGACGCCACCGCGTAGGACGCGCCGATGATGTAGCTGCTCTTGATCTCGTAGGTTGCGCCCCAGCCGATCTTCACGCCGTCGCCGGTCCCGGACTGCACCAGCGTCAGGTGGTGCAGCGAGGAGTTCCCGAACAGCGTCTCCAGGTTGATGACGGGCGTGGTGGAGTCGCCCCACAGCGCCATGTGGCTGATCTCGACATCGCCGTTGCCCTCGCCCGCCACGCTGGCCTGGTAGTCCAGGATCGGCGCGTCGGTGGTGCTGTAGAACACCGTGCCGCGATTCTTGAGGGCGATGACGCCCGCCTCGCCGAAAGCATCGCCGTACATGGCGAAGCGGCATGCCTTGCCCTGCGTGGTGTTCACGCCCGGGATGGTCAGGCCCGTCACGCTGTACCCGCCAGCCGGACAGTGCAGGCGCCGGCCGCTGGTCCAGGCCGCGTTCATCGCAGACTGCACGGCCGCGGTCACGTCCAGCGCGTAGGTGTATGCCTGCACGTCGGCCACTTGGGCGCTGGTCATGAACTCGAACACCGACAAGTCGTGCCAGCCCAGGAGCTTGTAGAGCGTGGTTGCAACGGAGCCGATCGCGTTGCGCAGCCAGCCAAGCATGCCGGTGCCGCTGCTGCTGCTGGCCGTGCTCAGCAGTTCGGCCGCCAGGGCCGTCGCTGTGCCCGCCGCTGGGCTGCTGACGGAGGGGTTGCCGGCCGAGTCGAACGACAGCAGCTTGTCGGCACGCGCAGCTGCGGCCGGCAGTTCGGGCAGGGCGCCGACTTCAGGGACGCGCAGCGTGCGCGTGCCATCGGCGTCCGTGTTCTGGATCGCCATCCACAGGCGGTCGAAGTCGCCGTTCACGGTCTCGGCCAGCAAGTCGCCGTTGTTGGGGTACTCGGTCGACCGCACCAGCTGGATCACCCGCTGCAGCAGCACCTCGGCCCCGCTGGCCGGCGCTACCGGGACAGTCACCGTCCCGCCGGCAGGCACGCCCAGGCCGGTCAGCACGTAGTCGCTGGTCGGCGCGCCGTCGATGGTCACCACCAGGTCGCCGGCATCCAGCAGGGTGAAGCCGTAGGCGAAGGACCGGGTTACGCCGTTGCCGACGTGCTGGCTGTATGGGACACCTGAACCGACCGACATGCTGCTGCCCTTTGCGTTGCGCGAAGGGCCGGCGGCGGCGTCACACCTCTAGCTCAGCCTCATACACACCAGTCCCCGGGCGCCAATCGTCGCCGCCGCCTGCGTGGCGAATCCGCCCCGATTCCTCGCCGCGCTCCACGCGCTCGGTGAAGTCCAGCCGCTCGGGCTGATCGGTCACAGCGCCAGCGCCAGCGTCCAGGTGGTCGTCGGGCTGGTTGGTCACCGCCGGGTTCCACTCGCGCATCTGGGCGGGCACCGGGCCGTCGGCCACACTCAGGTGCACCCACAGCATGCGCGACAGCATCAGGGGCTCGAAGGCCTCCAGGATCCGCTTGTTCTTCTGGGTGGACCGCCGGGTTCCACTCGCGCATCTGGGCGGGCACCGGGCCGTCGGCCACACTCAGGTGTACCCACAGCATGCGCGACAGCATCAGGGGCTCGAAGGCCTCCAGGATCCGCTTGTTCTTCTGGGCGGTGGCCGTCACCTCAGACACACCGCACACCAGGCCGCGCTGCTTCAGCGCCGCGCGCAGCACCGTCGGCGCGAACCCGCCGATGCCGTTGGTCTCGACCGTCACGCGCCGGGCCCGGAACTTGGCCACCAGATCGCAGATGGCCGACACCTGGCCGCCCACGATGGTCTTGCTGTCGCGCTCGTCGAACACCGCAACCTGTCCGGTCAGCGACTCGGCCCGGTGCCAGTAGCGCACGCCGTGCTCGTCCTGGAAGACCAGCGACAGCGCCGACGTGTCGCTGCGCAGCTTGCCGCTGGATGGATCCCAGCGCAGCGCGGCGCCGACGATGCGGGCCTTCCCCAGCCACAGCTGCGGCTTCCCTAGCCACAGCTGCGGCACCTTGTTGGCAATCTTGAACTCGGGCTCGGCCGCGTAGATCGGCAGGCGGTCGGGGTCCAGGCGGATGTCGGCCAGTGGCTTCGCCTCCAGCAGGTACTGGCTGTCCCAGGCGTTCAGCGTGCGGGTCTTCTTGCGGCGCAGCGCGATCTCGGCGCGGGTGAATCGCTCCGGCCAGGCGCAGCCGGAGCAGATGTCCAGCACCACCCCGGGCGGCGTGGAGAACACCACCTCGCGGCCCTCCACCACGTAGTCGCGGTGCTCGACCAGCATGCGCGCACCCGTGTGGATGCCGGCCAGCACGTACAGGCCGTCGGCTTCAATGTCGAAGTCGAATCGGAAACGGGTGGCCCGGTCGGTCTCGGTGTAGCGCTTGACATGGGCGAACAGCGGGATCTTCAGCACCGCGGCCCCGCCCTTGATCAGCTCGGGGTAGATGGAGTCCATCGTGTGCGGCGTGCCGATGTAGGTGGCCTGGCCGCCGGGCACCAGGATGTGGGTCGAGTCGCTGATGCGGTAGCGCAGTTTCTGGCGGGCCTCGGGCGTCTCGATGTTGCCGGGCACTTCCACGTCATCGAAATCCACGTCGTCGGCCCGGGCGCCGGTCGCATTGCTGTCGACCCCCACTGCGCGCATGCTTGCATTGCGGGCGTCCTTGGCGCCGTTCACCCAGAAGCGTTTCCGGCCCGGCTTGCGCCCGGCCAGCAGCGGGGCCGTCAGCGGGTGGTTGCGCAGCACGTTGATCACGTCGGCCGTCAGCATCTCGGCGGTGGGCCCGTCGGCCGACCAGACCAGCGAGCGCCGGCTGTGGTCGCGGTAGAAGCGCCAGGCCTTGTAGCCGGCATAGATGGTCGACTTCGCCGCGCCGCGGAAGACCATCAGCACCCGCTCGGGCGCGGTGCAGGTCTCCAGCCACGTGCACACCTGCACGTGCAGCAGCGGCACCTTCCAGCCCTGGGCGCGGGCCCACATAATCCAAAACACCACGAAGCTGACCGTCGAAGGATTGCGTGGGGTGCCCATGAAATCATGCTCTCGCTGCAAGTGCCTCACGGCCGCCTTCTACCGCGACAAGCGGGCGAGCGACGGACTCCAGTCGCAGTGCATCCCCTGCGTTCGTGCTGGCCAGAAGGCATCGAACGACCGGCGCCGCGACGAAGTCCTTGCCAGAAGGCGCGCATTGCGCGCTGACGCTCCAGGCGGCAGGGTCGAAGAATCGCGCAGCTACTACCGCCGCAACGGCGAGAAGATACGGTTGCGAGTGGCCGCCTATCAGGCCGCCAACCAGCAGGCCATTGCGCAAAGCAGGCGGGCGTGGAGGATGCGGAATCCTGGCCTGGCCAAAGCGCGGGACCAGCGCGCGTATCTTCGAGCGAAGGATGTCTACAAGTCTCGGGCCGCAGCCAGGCGAGCGCAGATGTCCAGCTCGCCCGGTTACACGAAGGATGACGTCGCCAGACTGCTCCGGCTGCAGCGCGGTAGATGCGCCGTCTGCCGCATGCGACTGCAACAGTTCGAAGTCGATCACGTTGTCCCGCTGTCTCTTGGTGGCGAGCACAGCAACCGCAACATCCAGCTGACGTGCCGCGCGTGCAACCGCCGCAAGCATTCCAAGCACCCGGTTGATTTCATGCGGACGCTTGGGTTCCTGCTGTAGGCCAGGATCAGGACTTGCCGCCATGCACCGACTTGTCCCAGCGGGCTTTCTTGGTGCCGGTCTGCAGTTCGCGCAGCAGCGCCGCGGCCTGCTTCTCGGCGGCCTGCAGTTCGGTGTCGATGCCGTCCTCGGTCGGCTGTTCTTCGGCAGGCGCGCCAGGCGTGGTGCCCAGGCCAGATGCCTGCGCGGCGCCGATGCGGTTGCTGACGCGCAGCTCGAGCGCCAGCACCGAGGCGGCCGTCTTGCGAACCCAGTACAGGTCGCCGCGGGTCTGCGGGTCCATCGCGCCCAGCTTCAGGCCCTTGCCAGGCCAGTGCTCGGGGTCGGCTTCGTCCAGGAACACATCCAGCAACCGCTCGCTCAGCGCTTGCAGCTTCTCGAATTGGTCTTGGCGAATTTCGGGTGCCTCCGATCAGATGGTGCAGCCTGGGTGCAGACGGCGCTTCGCCGCGACGTAGGCATCATGGGCCTGCTGTTCGGTATCGAACCAGCCGATGTGCAGCCGTTTGCCTTCTGCGTTGATGGAGGACTTCCAGCGCTTCCATGTGGTGCACCAGTGGGCGCCCAGAAGCGTCCCGCGGTTCTTGCGTTGCCGCCCTCTCCGCTCGTTCTGCATGTTCACGCGAGGTGAAGCGTCTCGCAAATTGTCCAACCGGTTATCGCTCGTGTCGCCGTTGATGTGGTCAATCTGCTGCGCCGGCCACGCTCCATGTGTATAGAACCATGCCAGGCGGTGCGCCCACACTCTGTGCTGATCAACGGTGATCCTGATGTAGCCGTCACTGCGGCGGAAGCCGGCGACGTCTCCGGCCTTCTTGTGGCCCTGTCGCCCAATGCGCCACGTGAAGGCGCCGGTGTCGGCGTTGTAGTCCAGCAGTTCGCGTAGTCGCGCGTGGGTCAGAATCTCTGTAGCCATGAAGCACTCCCGTTGCTGATTGGTCAGAGGTCGCGCGGTGGTTCCAAGCACTTCGCGGCCTCGCCTATTTTCGCAGTTCAGCGGCCTGCGTGCGCATCACCGGCCGGCGAGATCGGCGAAGCTTGGCGCCCTGTCAGGGAGTCCGGTTCCGGGGGGCCACCAGTAATCCTGACCGCCCCAGTCATGCCTTGCTTTGGCGCGGATGCGCGCCAGGTAGCCCGGGCTCATGCTCTCCTGCAGCGCGTGCAGCCCGGCATGGTCCAGCGCGGCCTTGCCGTACCAGAGATTGACCAGCGGGGCGTGACCGCGCGCGAACCGCAGCGCCTCGGCGCCGGCGTGCGTCGGCTTGCCAGCCAGGGCCTCGTCGACGTTGCCCTTGGTCAGTTCGTACAGGTCGGCCGCGCTGCCGAAGCTCGGGCCCAGTAGCAGGCGGCCGAAGCTGTCCAGCGGGCTGCGGTCCTCGGTGGTGTCTCCCAGCAGGATGTCGCCCGCGAAGCCCAGGCCACCGCCCTGCGCGACGGCCTTGGTCCAGAACTTCGGCGTGGTCATGTCCACCGGATCCTTGCCCGCCACCACTTGCTTGGCCTGGAAGGCGATGGCGCCAAGGGCCGTCAGGCTGACCAGCATCGCGCCGGCGTAGGCCAGCCGGTTTGCCAGCACAGGCGCGCCCTGCAAGCCCTGCGGCGTGTCCAGCGCGCGCCGCCAGTGTCGGCTGATCATGGCGATGGGGAACGACTTGAACTGCATCACTGCGCGCCACAGTTCGCCCGGGATGGTGCCGGCGGACTGCGCGCCGGCCGTGCTGATCGCGCGCGTGGCCAGGTCGGGATTCAGCACCGCCACCTCGGATTCGTCCGACAGCATGCCGAGGTACTTGGCGACCACCTCGCCGGCGCGCGGGTCGTTGGTGGCGTAGATCGCGTCGGGGGTCACGAACTCGGCGCCGTTGTGCACCACCGGCTGCGCTGCCTGGATGACGGCCCAGTCCTCGGGCGTGATGCCGTGCTGCGACAGGCGCCACTGGTCGTACTCGGCCAGGTTGCCCCAGTCGGTGCCGCGCATCTTGCCGATGCCCTGCATGTGCGTGAGCTGGAAGGCTCGGCGCAGCGTGTCGGTCCAGAGGTTCATCAGCGACAGGCGCATGGTCGACGCGGCGATGCGGCCAGACCACGACTGCGCGACGTTCTCGCCGGCCCAGCGGTTCAGGTCGCTGATCATCGACTCGGCGATCATGCCGTGGGTGTTCATGAAGTCGCGGGTGTCGCCGGTGGCAGCCCGGCCCATGTTGGCCAGCGCATCCCAGTACGGCAGCCGGTTGTAGCCCACCGTGGTGAAGTAGGTGCCCAGGTCGGTGATCGACGCCAGCACGGCACCCTGCAGCTTGCCGAATGTCTCCACGTTGCGGGTGTGCTGGCCGATCATGGCGATGCGCGCCGACGTGGGGCTGCCAGCTGTACCGTTCAGCAGGCGCCAGTAGGCGTCGGCCGTGTTGCCGAACACCCGCGGCCGGCCCAGCGCCCCGGGGCCGTCGGCGCGGTCGGCCAGATCGAACTGCAGCCGCATCTGCGCCTCGGGGTTCGGGCCGTAGCGCTCCACCAGGCCGATGTCCCTGGCCAGACCACCGATGTGCCCGATCATCGCGTCGTACATGGAGCCGGTGCCGAAGCGAGACAGGTAGGCCAGATAGGCGTCGCCGTCGCTGAAGTGGATCTCGCGCGAGTCGCTGCCGCGGTTGGCGCGGGCCCCCGTGCCCTTGAACCCGCCGGGCGCGGTCTTGTTGGCGCCGTCGCTGCTGATCGTCTCCCACGCTCCGCGCAGCACGTCCAGCACCTCGGCGTCCGTCATGCGGGCGCCGTCCTCCTTCAGGTAGCGGTGGCGGTCCAGCAGCGGCAGCACCTCCTGGGCCCATGTGTCCTGGCCGGCCTTCAGCACGCGCAGCTGGTCGTGCGCCTGCGGCAGGTAGCCGTAGTCGAGTCGGCCGACGTCGCCGCCGGCCGCGTTGAATCGCTGGCGCATCTCCTCGGTGGTCTTCAGCCACGCCAGCGCGCCGGCGCGGGCCTGGGCGTTGCCGGTGCCGGCGTTGCCCTGGGCGAACACCTCCAGCGCCAGGTCGCGCGTCATCACCGGGTTCTGCGCGTCGAACAGCACCATCAGCGCCTGGCGGCCAGCGCCGGCGCCCTGCTTGCTGTCGGCCGCGCTGATCAGGTCCATCAGCTGCCGCGTGTTGTCCCGCTTCACCCCGTCGATGTAGGCGTGCGTGCGCTCCATGTCGTGCACCAGCGCAGCGGTGCGGCTGGCATCCTGGCCGGCCAGCTGCTGCGCACCGATCTGGTCCTGGATGCGCACCTCCAGCTCGGCCGTCTTCAGCACCTGGGCCTGCGCGTTGGCCAGCTTGCGGGCGGCAGCGGCATTGATGTTGTCGGATGCGCGCTGGGCCGCGGCGAGCATGCGCTGGTCTGCTGTCATCGCGCGCCAGTTAGGCTCCGAGTAGGCGAGTTGCCGCATGGCCCGCCGCAATCGAACCTCGATGGCAGCCTCCTGGGCCGGCGTCATCGGCTGTCGGCCGGATGCGGCGCGGGCGTTGTTGAGCTGAATCCTGCAGTTCGGGTGCATCATGCGTCCCCTATGGAATGGTCATGGTGGCAGAAGACCCTGGCGCTGGCAGCAGCGTGCGCCGCGCTGTGGGGCATTGTCCCGCTGATGGTGTGGGGCGGCACGGGCAGCTGGCGCCGCGCGCTGCAGGCCTTGCGCCAGTACCTGATGGTGCTGGCAGGCTTCGCCGTGCTGGGCGGCGGCGTCGGGATGCTCATGGTCCTGGCCGGGGCCATCGGCTGATCAGCCAGCGCCGTTCAGCAGGAAGCACTCCACCGCCGTCTTCATCAGCGGGGCGTCGGCGGCCATGTCGGCGGCCTCGGCCTTCGCGGCAGCCATGAAGTCGGCCATCGGCATCGGGGCGTCCATGCCGTCCAGCTGCACCTGCAGGTCGGGGAAGCGCTCGGCCACCATCGCCAGGCGGGAGTCGGCCACCGCTTTCTCGGCCACCCCGGCCACGGCATCGGCGCCGGCCAGCGCGTCGCCGAACAGC